CAGCATATGCAAATGCTTGGCTAGTACGTACCTATAAGAAACGTGGTGGTACATACAAGTGAGTTTAAAAGAATGGTTTGGAAAAGGCCCAAAGGGTGATTGGGTTGACATAGGCGCACCAAAGAAAAAAGGTAAATTTCAACAGTGTGGTCGTAAATCAGCCACAGGCAGCAAAAGAAAGTATCCAAAATGCGTACCAAGGGCTACTGCGAAGCGCATGAGCAAAGGTCAGATTCGGAGTGCTGTTGCAAGGAAGAGAGCAAAAGCACAAGGAGTAGGAGGCAAGCCTACCAACGTAAGAACATTCAAGAAGAAATATTCAAATGCCAAGAGCCGCAAAACCAAAGCGTAAAGGAACAGGAATGAAAGGATTGACCATCAAAGGTGGTCATAAACGTCCTACCAAGGCAGGTGCAGGTATGACTAAGAAAGGGGTTGCAGCCTACAGAAAGAAAAACCCCGGATCAAAGCTACAAACTGCAGTAACAGGAAAGGTAAAACCGGGAAGTAAAGCAGCAAAAAGAAGAAAGTCTTTCTGTGCAAGATCAGCAGGACAAATGAAAAAGTTTCCAAAAGCTGCAAAAAACCCTAACTCAAGGTTACGCCAAGCTAGAAAAAGATGGCGTTGTTAATAATAATAAGGGAGGCGTTTAGAAAAGGATGCCTCAATGTCGTATTTAATATCAAACATACCTCACTTTAAATGTTGGGTAAGAAAACAGTTTACACACAACCATGAGAAGTATGAAGGTGAATACATTCATGCTCTTGCATTTGCAGTAAATACAATACCAGATCGTAGTCTTAGCTTTCAGGTAGTCTTTACTGGCTGTAATGAAGAAGAGAACGTTCATGGGGGTGCTATGTGGGCAAGGCTACCAATAGCCTCTCTAGTAGCAGATATACCCCTTGAAGAGTGGCCTGAGATGATGCCAACCCATTTAGCCCAACCTTGGGACTGTTCTTCACGAAATCACTCTGTAGTGGTATTAGATCGTGTCTCCTCTAGCCCTTGGATATGTAAGATAGGTGGAGAGTTTTATACAGGTAGATATATGTTTACCGTAGACTACACAGATTCACATATTTCAGATGACCCTGCACAACATAAACAATCGCACGTACTAGAACTAATAGATGCAGGTGAATTTACAGGTAACATAGTTGCCTTACCAAATAACAGAGTACGTGCAACAAACCCTGCCTTGTGGGTAACTGGTGAAGGCGCACCAGATTTTGCACCAAGTCAATACCTCCACACTGCAGAAATACATGATAGTTACATGGACCCAAATGTAACGTTTAATAATTTATATGCGGAGGAGCAAGAAGATGAAGAAGAGTAAATATATGGCTAAAGGTGGTAAAAATACCAAGTACATGGCTAGAGGAGGAAAGAACACCAAGCTTATGGCAAAAGGTGGAAAACCAGACTTTCTTGATTTAGACAAAGATGGCAATAAAAAAGAGCCAATGAAAGTTGCAGCCATGCAAGCAAAGAAAATGGCAGTTGGTGGTAAAAACACTAAGATGAAAGCCAAGGGCAGAGCAGTAGGTGGTAAGAATACTAAAATGAAACCTATGATGTACGGAGGCATGACAGGCATGGCTTCACCAAACATGGGACGCAAAATGGATGAAAACATGATGCAAGGCTCTACTTCTCGTCCTACTAGCATGATGGCTATGGGTGGTAAGAATACTAAGATGAAAGCTAAAGGTCGAGCTATGGGAGGTAAAAACACCAAAATGAAAGCCTATGCAATGGGCGGTGGTGTTCGTAAAACAAAGATGGCTTAACTTGACAGAACCAGTCAACCATACAATGATGAATAGAAGTGTAGAGCCTGTGGAGTTCTATACTCGCTACACAATTAATTCTGGTGGAGATAATATAACTCATGTTACTCGTAAATACTCTATAGAAGGACCTGTTACCACAGTTTCTGAATCTTCTGTAACAGTTTATGATCGGTATGGGCAGTCAAAAGAAATTGGTGCAACCACCAATACAAAAGAGATATATGCGTAATGGTATCAAATTTATTAGCTAGGCAAAAGAAAAAGAAACGTGAACTAACTGAAAAACAGTCTACGTACCTTTCTGCATTTATTGAAAATGGTGGTAATAATCAAGCAGCGTTGAGAGAAGCAGGATATGCAAAAGATACAGGCACTGCAGTGATGCGTTCTCTTTCTTCTGAAATAATAGATGCGGCACAACAAATGTTAGCCGCTAATTCTATGAAAGCTACAATGGGTTTGATAAATGCTTTGGATGATGATGGTAACATTCCTCGTGCAGAGTTGAAAGTAAAAGCTGCAGAGTCCATATTAAACAGAGTAGGTTTGGGTAAAAAAGAAACAGTTGAACACAATGTTACCGCATTGCATGGTGTTGTTCTTCTTCCAAACAAAGCTAAACAGGAGGCTGTAGTCATAAACCATGAAGATCATTTCAATTGAGATAACAGAATCACCTCTCATACTTCCAAATGCAGGGGTAATTCATACTTTAAGTGGTAAAACGATATACAGATCAGTAAAATTATTAGAAAAAGAAGTACCTAATGGCAGAAAAGAGAAGATCAGTAGCAAAAGCCCTCACAAATTCCATAGTGGACATTTATACGCTTCCCGGTCAATTTGAAGCTATTGTAGACTCTGTAATTATTTGTAATACCACTAGCAGTAATATAAATGGGTTTTTGTACTTTTATGAGGGATCAACTACTACACAATTTTTAATTGTGAACAATAAACAAATAGCAGGTAATGACTTTTTAAGATTAGATAATTTAGGTATTACTTTATCAAAAGGAGATAAGTTGCAAGCTAAAACAACTTCAGGTTCAGATGGCAATATTCTTATATCTGTAAGAGAAGTATTTACAGGAAGATCATAATGAGTGATGTAGATTATAAACCTCCTACAGGTAAGTCTCAAGCACAAGTGAGAAAAGAAGCCATAAACACTGTTGCAGAGGCTATTGCACTAACAGTTGAACAAGAAGTAAATAAAGCGGATGAGAAAGCACCAATAAAACAATTAGGAGCTACTAAAACTTTTACAGGTAGAGAGCTTAGAAAAGATGCGAGATTTGCGGCTAAAGCTGCTGCTTTTACACAACAACTTTTATTAGCTT